GTATTTACTTGATAAGCACCAACAACAGAACTACCACCGTTACCTGTATCGCTAGAATTAGCAGTAACTGTTACGCCGCTAGTATTTTTTGCTTCAATCGTATAGCTATTTGCATTGACTACGGTTGCTATTTGATATTCTTGATTAAGAACATTTGAGTTAATATTGCCACCTAAAGATGAAGCTCCTGAAAAAGTCACAAAATCATTTTGCACGGCCCCATGAGCAGTATCTGTAACTGTTATTGTAGCGTCTCCATTTGACGCGGCAAAGGTTACATCTCCTGCGCCAGTAGTAAGTCTAATAGGTGTAACATCATTAAATGTATTACCTTCTTTGATGTAATATTTTAAATGTGTTCCATTGCCTAAATACTTGGTGCCATCTACAGCTATCCAATTATGTAAAGCTCTCGATGTGCCTAGGTATGTGCTAGATGTTATTTCTTGCCAGCCACCAAATTTTTCAGGTCTACCGCTACGAAATCTTATAAGGTTACAATCAAACCAACCGCCCTCATTGTCATATTGAGTGCCTTCTCTTTTTATGCCTGGTTGAAATGTAAACCTTGATAATGGCATCTATACCTCTGTCCAATCCTTGCCTTCAAATAAAAGCGCCTCTGCCTCGCGCCTTCTTACCAAACCTTGTAAAACTTTGCCGTTACTTTTGTTCCAACGCTTTAATTGATTCGGTACTTCTTCGTAATCTTTTTCATTTAAAACCCTTAACATAGTGCTTTCATTCAAATTTGTTGAGCCTAAATTATATGTCCAAGAAACCAAAGCATCGAACTGACATTGCTCTAAATTTACTTTAACTGCTTTTTCAACATATTCACAATATTCATCTAATTCGTTAAGCAACATATTATCTGCTTGTTCTTTTGAAATTGTCATACCCTCTCTAACATCTTTTGTATGCCCATATCCTATTGTCCATACACCAGCCGCACATTTGTAAGCCTCTAATTCGCAACCTTCAAATTTTTTAATTAAAGAAATTCCTTCATTTGATATATTCATATTAATAGTCCCCCCAGACTTTTGTTTTTTTTCCGCCATCGTATTCAACTGCATGGCCTTCATTGATAAGCATTTGGCAAATATCTTCATTATTTTCTGTATAAGGAATTGCAAGTATTCTCCCATATTTACCTTTGCCAAATGATTTAATAGTAATTGATCCAACACATAACTCAATTAATCTGTCTTTGGCAGCTAAACCAAGTTTTTTCTCTGCTAAATCACGGGTTCTTGACTCAGGTGTGTCTATGCCTGCTAACCTACAGCGTTGCTTATGTAAACGAACATCAAATCCCAAATCAAGGGTAACATCGATTGTATCGCCATCAACCACTCTTTCGATGGTTGCTTTATATACATATGGTTCTGGTTTACTGCTCATCTTTATTAGTAGTTACCTTTCTATAATACACAACCACATCTTTAAGTTCTGTAATATATCTTTTTATCTCTTGCATATTGTAAGCCATAACTTCGTAATCAGGAATTGTCATAGCTAAAAAGACAAGCTCGCCCTCTTGTTTTTCTATTCTTGCAAGCTGTTCTTCCCAGTTTTCAGGCGTTACTGCGATCCACTGTAATTCTTTTAAATCTATTTCTCTAGGCATGATAGGTTGTACTATCTTGCGTTCAATAGGCTTTGCAGAGACTTGTATTTGTTTAGTTGGGAGTAGGCTGCAACTGCAAGCCATTATCAAGACTATCAACAGTGGTGCTGATTTTCTCAATGTCCTCCATAATGTGTTTTGTACCATTATTTATTTTTCGCTCCATTTCAATAGGATCAGCCAATATTTTAGAGGCTAATTCATAGTTTTGTATAAATTGTGTATATCTATTTAATTCTCTTTGTGCGGCTTGACTTTTCACGCTAAGATCTTGTAATTGTTGTGTTTGTAACTCAAAATCTTGTTGTAATGATTTAATGGCTTCTTCTTGAGTGGCTACTGCACCCTCTAAAACTGCGTTATTGGTTTGTAAAATTTGGTTTTGACTATAAAGATAGTAAGAAACCGCCAGTAAAACGGCTACTACACCTAACAATACTTTACTCATTATTCATACACCAACGCCAAGCATCATTATCTTGATACAAGAATCCTTGACACTGTTTATATTTTTCACGCCATTTATCAGAATCATACTTATCATTCCACTCTAGGCCAGAGTTTTCTGCTATGGGTATGTAGTTAGATGGTGTTGAACAACCAACTAAAAATACACTAACCAGCCAAAGGATTTTTATCTGCATCTTCTATCTTGTCTATTTCTCTTTGCAAGTTTTGTATTTCAGCTTTAATGGTAGCTACATCTGTTTTTATATCAGTAACATCTGGTACTTCAATACTATCTATTTCTTTTTCTAAGAACTGTACTGATGTTTCTATAGATGCAAAGCGTTCTTCAATAATTTTCATTTCATCTTCCGCTTCGTCTACACCACCAATCTTAGCTTCAAGATTTTCTAGCCTATTGACATACTCAGCACCTGTATAACCAAACCCAGCAAGAGTTCCTACGATACCAACCAAGGCTATTATTTGTGTTGTTTTATTTTGAAACCAGTCCATATTACCTCCATATTTGCGGTTGTCCTTTTGTCATGTTTTCTAAATTATTAATATTTGTACTCGCATAATTATAAAAAGCATTTATATTGTCATTTATTGTAGCAGAGGTGTATATATCTTGAGAAGTGTACCAGCTAGGGCTATCAGGTATGGTGTATTGAGTGTATGAATTAAATTGTGGTACATATCCTATCAAAGCCACCAAGCTTGATTCATCACTATACTCGCCAGTAGCTTGTTGTTCTGCTTCCATTTCTTCTTGTTGGGCCTCTATATTTTGCGCAATAATTTTATCTGCTATTTGATCTGCCTCTGATTGCGTCATTACACCACCAATAGCTGTATCTATTTCGCCTTGGACGTTTTGGACTTGAACATCAGCCATTACCACCTCCGTACCACCATCAACAGTATTCATAGGAGTGATGCTTACCGTTACAGATCCACCAATATCTCCACTCATAGATAAAACTTGGTTGTTTTGGGCAGTAGCACTAGCGTATTGGTCAGAAATACTAGGCGAACTAGAGGTGCTTATACCACCACCAGAGCTAGAACTAGATGTTTGACTAAAAACGGTAGAACTCACGTTTACATTAGAGTTTGATTGATTAGAAGTAGAACCATAGTTTACGCTTCCAGAGGCTGCGTTTAAGGCATTTTTAATTACACTAAGAGCAATAACCCTATTTTTGTTTTTGCCTGTAGGCTCATCACTCTCAATAACTTCTAGCTCCTCTATTATTTCTTCTTGCTGCTCTTCTTCAACCTCTGCCAATCTTTCTTGTTCTAGCTCTTCAAAAACTTCTTCTAGTTCTTCAAAAACTTCTTCAACCGCCTCCTCTTCAAATATCTCTTCTATAAACTCTTCTTCAGGCTCATCTCTTTCAGCGATTCTTTCTTCTCTTATCTCTTCTCTTATCTCTCTAGTTTCTTCTTCAAACCAATCATCAAGTTCTTCTATAGTATTAATGGCTAAAAAACTTTCAGGTTCAGTAAAATCTTCTACAAATAAAGTTTCTTGTAGGACAAACTGTTCTAATAATACATCTTCTTGGTGTAGTGGATCTTCATGCCTAGGTCTAAAATCATCTATAAATGGCAACGGTTCTGGTTCAAAGAAGATAATAAACTCATCTGTTTCAGGCTCGCCAAAAAAGTCCTCAAAGTCATCATGTCCAAACTCTTCAAAAGGCGGGAACATTTCTTCTTCAAAAATATCTATTACTATAAATGGCTCCTCTTCATGGTGATGTGGGCCATCATCTATAAATATACCTGTGGCAAATTGCTCTTGCTCGTCTCTAAATCCAAAATCAACATTCCTGTCATCAAAGAAGGCTACTGATTCTTCTTGTCTAAAACCAGGACAAAAAGAGGCGTATTGCGGATCTTCGTCACATTGTTGGTCATCATAAGCAGACCAATAACTAGGGCATGATTCACTATAAAGCTGACTTATATTACATTGTTGCGTTAATAAAGCATCAGCATAACCACTACAACTAGAATCATTTAACGGATTACTACAATCCACACCGTTGCCACTACCTGAACCATACAAAGAACCGCCGTTTTCTAGTGTGGTATTGATAGCTGTATTGTTCCAGTTAGTGTTTACGCAAGTAGCAGAGTTAGTTGTACCAGTGTTACATTCATCGTGGTAATAATAAGTGTATGAATTGTCTTTACTAGAACCAACCTCACCAATCAAGACATCATGGTTAATTATTTCTAGTTCTCTATAACGAATGTCAAAAGAATTATTGTTCCAAAGTATTATCTCAAAGCTATTGTCCGTATTTGCACGGTTGTATTCTCTAAGATAATACCAGCCAAAAATCATCTTTGAACTATCGCCCCAAGATTTCATACGAGAATTGCTGTCCCTTATGAGGTCAGTCCAGAAAGGGTATATAGTATAGGTGTGTTGTCCGTTAATAGGGTCAGGAGTGTAGTCATTACAATAGCTGCCGCTATTACCAAAATGTAAACAGCCGTTGGTAGCCATTCTTGCCTGTGAAAACGTAGAGCCGTAAAAAGTAAAGTTAAAAGAAAGATCAATTGCAGGTGAAATGCCGTCATCAGATACCTCGTAAGCTAACTCTCCTTGAAAGTCATTAGCATTATCATGTAGATCATATAAAGGTTGATTAGCTTCGTATGTGTATTGTCCTGGAAGATTGCAGGATAGAAGGATTAACCCCCATATAATTCTTTTTTGCATTGTTTTTTAGATTTTGTTTTACTAACAACGACCTTACTTATTAAACCAGCTACGTCATTTTGTATTCTGTCTCTGTTTGGATTGTGTTCTTGACTACACTCTGCGACAAACTCATCCTCAAAATCTTCCTTATCTGGTCTTTTAGACGGGTTAGCTATCCATAATGCTTTAG